GAGTTTTTCCGAGTTTTTTTCGAGTTTGTTCAGGCGTCCATTGAGCTTTTTGAGTTCGCCCTTCATCGCCTTCACCTGATGGCCTAAATATATTTCCTTTTGTCTTGCCATGTCACTGTTTATCTGTTCCCAAACATGGGAAATTGTGATAGCGTATGGGCAACGCTCCCATGCACTATCACAGTACTTGACCATATGATTTTCCTTGTCTTCCTTGCAGATAAACCGCCTTGACGTGTCCTCACAATATAGAACCTTGTCTTTTTCGTGCCGATAGTAAGGACACATGGTGTAGTGACCATTATTAGGCAAGATTTCCCCTCTCCGCTTCACGCGTGATTTTGTACTGGATCCAGTTATCAAGTTCTTCCTTGCTCATGAATTGCTTCCGGATTTGTTCTAGCATGATATACACATCTGCAATCTCTTCTTGTACCGCCTCAATCCGTCCCTCTCCCGGACCCTTGTTATAGCACTTAAGAAGCGCTGTTTCGAGTTCCGAGAGTTCTTCACATGTCTTGACTACTTGATTCCGGAATCCGTGCTTCTTCAAGATTGAATTCAGCTGCTGTTTTTGCTTCTTCGTGAACATTAATTTCCCTCTCTATCCTGTTCATTAAGTACAGAAAGAATAACCACTT